CATCTGCGTGGATACAAGCGCAGCGCTTGTAAGTTTAACCTTAATTTTCTTGAATCCAGGGCAACAACAGGACGATAGTTGATGCCTTTTCAATGGTAATAACGAATAAGAACCATTTGAGCATTTTTAAGTCTGGTGCTCACCAGATTGTACATCAAAGTCATGGAATAAACTCTCGTAATTTTCGCATTTCTTTGAACTCTTCTTAAAAAATTGCAATAGTTCATCAAAGGAGGGAAAAGTGGATTTTTCAATAAACAATTCCCAACCGAGCTCTTTAACAAGTTCCTCAAAGAGGAGTTTCTTCTCTTCATACACAAGTCTACCGTAATAAGCATACTCTCTAAGAGCAGTGGTGATAACGGCAATACCTTGAGCTTCTTCACATACAGATTTGGATTTATTCCAAACCATGAGCATGCGTTGAACTGAATCATGATGAAGAGGGGCAACCATACATTTCAATTCCTCATCATAACGCCATGATCTCTTAAGAAATGAAGATTCACTTATATTGATATATGGAACACTAGTGGCTTCTTTATCAGCCATAGTGTAAGTTATATCCAAGAGATCAAAAGCGTCAGCAATTGATGTATGATTAAACCAGTCATGACCTTTGGCAACAGACATGATATTGTCGTCACCGTAGGTCATGAGGTTGACAGTTTGTTTAAAAGTTGAGTCACAGCCAGGGGGCCTCAGTTCAAAGAATACATAACGCATTCTCAAACTATTGACTAAACCATTAATTATGACTGTCAAGGGGTGACCAGATGGGTTCGATCCAAAGAATTGGACAAGATCACCATTGAAGTCAACCAGAGAAAAAGCTGTGTCTTCAGCAATACCTCGGATAACTGTAATGTCATCAGCACTATAATTGCCAGACATTTGGCAAAAGTGAATGATAATATCAAAGGCTGCCAGAATTTCCTTTGAACTCATTCTCTTATCGAACGCCTTGTAATCACCCGCCACAATACGATCGCAACCGAATTTAGTGACATAATGATAGATCTCATCCCATTCTAGAGATTGCGCAACTGTGCCAGGAGCAGCTTCAAAGGCAAAGCGCTCATTCTGTTGCAAACGCGCAAAAGAAAGAAGATATTTACGCACAACAATGGTCCAATCCATTGGTGCACCCGTGAATACTCTTGTTTTACCTATTTTAGCTTTTGCGGCAGAAACAGGCTCATCCTTAAGATGGGCACAAAAGTTGGGGTGGACCTGCATATTTCCGAGATAAGTTTCAATTATGGAGTCAACTCTCTCCAAAATTTCATCACTAACCTTAACCGGGTCAAGCATACCGTGCTCCTCTGGTATGGCTTCCATGAAAAAACGTTTAGATTTCTTCCAAGGATTGCCTGCGCTAGTGTTGCGATTCATCTTATCAATATAGGCAACTTGAGCACCATTAATTGCGGTGAAATTATCAAGAGGCATGAGCATGCCCGAAATATTGTCAGGGTCAATATTGTCCATGATATCGCCTATGAAAGAGGCAACACAGAGATTCATAATATCAGTCCTCAAAGTGGCTATGGGCTTGATAAGATCCTTGGCAGCAATATGCCAAGGAACCCAAGTTGTCATCACAGGTTTAAAGAACTTAATCTTATACCCATGATTGCTAAGGAAATGGGACATGGGGGTGTGGGAAACACTAGATTTAGAACCACCTCTAAAACCAGTGAAAGTTCCATAAACATGGGCATTCCCACCATTCAAGTAGCGGAAAACTGATTTTTTGTGGAGATCAGTCAATTCTCTTTTTGCTCCATCGGCGGATACGAGTGTGAAGTCACCACATTCTGCACTATAAGGGGTGAGCTTATCGTACACACTACTCAAGAAATCACCATCTATACAGTTGGCAAAAATTTGACTAGTGTTGACATTGTGGGCAAGAAAATGTATGCCGATGATTGCAAACCCATAACCGCATTCAACAATGAGGGGTGTACCACAATCACCAGGGAGTGTAGGAGTATCAACATAACCACACCATGTGGGATGGGAAGAATTGATACCGTTATCAGGAAACTTGTAATCACGGACGGCGTGTCTCTTGACATTCTTCACAGTATTGGTGTAAAGAGAGCCATCAGCATTTCTACCAGCATAACATCCATTAAAAGTGCCGCCGGGCTCACCAAGATGAAAATATTTAATAATCTTCTTTTTTGGAGGAATCTCACGGAGCATGATGAATGCAAGATCACGAGAGGGTATACGATGGATGTCATCATTTGTCAATGTGATGGAGATATTGGAATGAATACCAACTTTCCCATCAAGCACCACACGCATAGTGGTGCTACCATGAATGGTGGGAATGTTATGATTATTAGTAATCCATACATGTCCACCAAGACAAATGATGCGTGCGCTGATAGCTTTTAAACCATCAACTTTCACTATCTCAATGTAGGCTACATTGTTAGATATCTTTTTACAAAACTGCGTAAATTGCATAGATTTTGAAGAAGCGCTTTCTCTGGTGAAGTTGGCAGGAGTGAGATCCACAGAATTATTATACCAAACATTT